GGTGTTGACTTACGATAAATGCTAGAAGAATCGTGGTATTCTTTAAGATTATTAACACTTCTCGGAAAAGCAACTTCTTCAACAGGCAACGAATAAAAATGCTTACGATAGTCGGAAATAAACTTACGCAGTTCTAGTTGATCGCCAGCAATCACAATCTTCAATGCTTCCTTCAACTTGTCGCGAACAACAATTGGTGTTGAAGACTTAACCATCTCAAGACCCATAATCTTCATCTTGGGTTGCGCATATTGAACACCTTCAGAGTTATGTACATTGAGAACATAGCGTTTCTTAGCAGTCCAAATTCCCATGTCTGCGATAACTTCACGTTTCATAATCATTTTTTGATCATATGCGTTTTGACGTATGGCCAATTCAGAATAACATTTATCAATGTACTTCTGTATTTTGTCTTCACAGATTTTGTCAATAAACTTAACAATCTTATCTTTATCTTTTTGTTCTTCAACATTAAACAAAGAATCAACAAGTGGACCAAATCTAAGATAAACAGAATCTGTATCAACAGCAATAACATAATCTTCTTTTTCGGTAGCCATTACTTTGTTGAAATATTCATTAAATTTATTTGCTATCCAACGAATAGACAATTGCCCCGAAGTGGTAATTCCCTCAGACATGCGTTTATCGTAGTAACGAAAATACTGATTAGCCAAAGCACCATAAGCAGAGTTTAATGCAATCTTCAAAGCCATCTGTAAATTATTCAATCGTGAGATCTCATTTTTCAATGATGCGTCTTTGGTGTTCTCATATTGTTGCTGAATCGCAAGCATTTGTTTCTTTGCTTTGCTTCGATCAGCATACATCTTTTCCATCAACTCAGGTAGGAACCCTTTGATATCTTTGCGATAACAATAACCATTCGCAGTGCAGGCATAATCCAGATCTTTAAAACCACCCTGCTCTTCATGCTCTAAGAAATAACCAACACCACCGATGTGTTTGTAATCTTGTATTAATGTTTCTGGTGAGATGTTATACTGCATAATCAAGTGCGGATACAGACTGTTCAAGTCAAATGAAACAACCCATTTGTGAAATCCAGTAAGTGGGTCTTTGACATACGCACCCTCAATAACATTATCTTTCTCATTGTTAGTTTTGTTTGGGATAACAATGTTTTTGGAACGCAAGTGATTGTAGATAATCGTATCCCACATTCTTACCTGCGAGAATACGTCATCATAGTTGACCTTTGCATTGTATGCCATAACGATAGCAAGTTCAATTAACTTCATCTTGTCTTCAAGTTTATCAACAAGAACAGTGTCATGAATATTGTAATCAACAAATTTTTTCCAACCATTTGTGTAAAAATCTCTGAATGAATCGTGTTCAGAGTAGTCAAGTTTGTTTTCGCCAAGTTCAACAAACGCAATGTGATCAAGACGATAAGATTCTTGCATTGAGTAGGTAAACTTTTTATACAAGTCGATGTAATCAAGCGCAGACACACCAGCAATATCATACGTAATCTCTTCATTGCCTTTGACATGAATGCGACGTTCATTGATAACACCCCATGGTGAGAGTTGCTTTGCGTGTGACTCTCCAAGTAAAACTATAATGCGTCTGACGAGATATGGAATATCAAAGAAACCAATATTCCAACCAGTAACGATATCTGGACAATTATCTTTCCAGAATGTTATAAACTCAACAAGAAGTTGTTTCTCGTTTTCAACATGATGAAAAATAACTTCTTTGTTGCCTGTGTAAGGACTACGACCAAAAGTATGAATCTCTTTGGTTTTGTTGTCCATCAAAGTAATTAGCAACACCTCTTCGTTGGCAGTTTCAATATCTGGGAAACCACTTTCTGTTGCTGTCTCGATGTCAATTGAGAAACACTTGATTAAGTCTTTGTTAAATTTAATCTCTGAGCGATATGTGTCAGAGATGTATTGATAGGCATAATTGGTGTTACCATAGACGGGAAAACTCTCAACACCCTTATATCGATCAATGAATTCACGTGTGTCTTTAATAGATCCAGGTTGGATTTCGTAAAGAACTTGACCATCTAATGTGCGAAAAATCTCGCCACTATAATGTTTCTTTGGTGACGAGACGTAAAGAGTTGGGCGAAAGTCTATCTTATCTTTGTACGGCAAACCATTGCTGTATCCACGGACACATAATTTGTTGCCCATGGGAAAAACATTTGTGTAAAATTCCATTCATCATTTTCCGTGAAGTAGCATCATAATATCGTAAGCGCAATCATGAACAGGATGATGCTTAATAACATTTGAGTTTTTGTCAAAAGGAATTTTCATTTGACAATATCCATTTTTAGTTGTCTCGCAAAGGCAATCTAATGCAGTACGAACATCACGCCAACAGTTGTATGGTGCGATTAATTCTTTTCCTACTACTTTACAGAGACTATCGATCGACATCTGGTCGAGAGAACCACGTGCCCAAAAAGTATTACTGCCATCTTGGGGACCAAGGTAATCATATAATAAATTTAGTCCGTCAATCGCAGAAACATCATCATTTTTGCTTGGAATGAAACTAATTTTCCGAACGTAGTCATGTTGATTTGCCCACCATTCCATAGTAGACTTATCAATAGTACGTTTGTAATTTTTTACTTGATCTTGAACATCAAACTTTACAAAAAATGCTTCTGCCAAATAATCATCATAGGTTTTTGATAAATTATTTGGATCAAACTTAATTGCTGCTGCTGATAAAATAACAGTAGTAGACTCTACTCCGAGAGTCTCTACGTCAAACATGTACATCATTGTTGCTCTTCGCTTTCTTTCCAATCCTGATGCGCAGTTCGCAAATCAGCAAACTCGATCAGGTCTTCTGGTAAGTTCTCAATAGACTCTTCATCAGTAATGTCATATTCATAATAATCGTCTCCGTCAATACTTGTGTATTGACCGATATATGCCATACCACACTCATGATAAATCGCATTTACTTGCCAACCCTGCTCTGTTAGATACTCATAGAGTGTGACAGGTGGTGACCAAGCAGAATCAAAATAGACATGAATATTATTGTCATCTTCGCGATCCCAATCAATTATGCTGGCATCCCATTTAGACCCCCAATTATGAATATTCCAGTCATACCAATTTTCTTCTTGATCTGCTGGACGAGGACGAAGATGGTTAAAGACTTGCGCACCATCTTGAAAATTATTGTCATTCCACTTCTTGAGTTCTATCTCAAGAGCATCTATTTTACTTTTGTCTTCATGCGTAAGACGAACACTGTTATCGCACCAATTCGGCATCATCATCCTCCACTTTTTTCATTCGAACTTCGTCAATTTGGAAACTCATGTTTTTCAATTCTGAAACAACAGTTTCTGCTCTTAACCAGTTATCACAGTATTCTGTTCTTACTCGGATACCTTTATAGTAGGCAGTTACAATATAAGCATCTGACATAAATCCTCCACAAACATACAATCATTATACTATGTAGGTTTATTTTTGTCAAATTATTTTACATTCTCTTTTATTACTATTTTCGTTTGATCAACTGCTTTGTCTAAGAAAGAAGCAATACCAGAAAAACCAACAGTTGCTACAGCAATTCCAATAAAAATACCAAAAATTAAATTTAACATAGTATCCTCTGTAGTGTTCTCTTCGCTTCAGAAATAGATTTATGATTTGTGCCATTAATTTTGATGTTTCTGTTGTGTTTTATTACAACTGTCACATTCGGCACACTCAATGTGACGATATCTTTACCTTTTTCTTTTGCGACGAGTTCTCCTGATGCGAAAAATAATGTATCGCGAAGTTCATCAGATGCCATCTTACGAAGAAAATGATTATTTGCCATTACCAGCTCGACTGATAGTAAAAATCTGCCTTTTCGAACGCAGGGTCTGACAGAATCTTTTTAATTCGGTCAGCAGTAAACTGAATATCGCCCATGTACCAATCATCGTATTCAGTTGAACCGAAGAAAAACCCACTGCGAGTTGGCATTAATTCAATTGCTTGTTTCGGCTCAGCGATAATCTGTTCGCAGAGTTTCAACAACTCTTCAAGTTTCTCGCGAGGAACATATGCTTCTTGGCATTCATCAACACCATTTTGCACATTCTCAACGAACCACTGGTGAATCGCATTGGCTTTTCGCCAGTAAGCGACACGGAAAGTAACTTCCTGTGCGCCATAATCGTTTTCTTCATCACCATCAACACCGAACAATTCATTGATGCTGGCAATCTTGTTAGAATCAGAAGGATCGAAATACCTACTCATGTATTTCTTGGCTGACAGATACATATCCAAACCCATGTCGAATCTCCTTATGCGACTTTACGAAAATAGCCATACGGCAAACCAAGCAGAAAGCAAAGATACTCATCATCGCCATCACTGCCTTCTGCTTCGTGAACCCAGCGCACTGCTTGTTCACGATTCTTAGCACCACACATCATGAGATTCAACATACGCATCTCAAAGTCGTGCGACGCACGTTCTTCATCAATCGTGCGTTGTTTTTCATTTTCTTCAATGACAACAACACAACGCTCTAGTTCTTGTTTGAGTTCTTCAACAGACATAACTTCCATGTTCATAAAACGAGGACGAACGCCATGAGCATCTTTGTAGGCATCCCAAAGGGTACATTCCAGTTGCTGCTTTTCGGTCATATCTTCCCAAACTAACATATCAAGTCCTTTTTCAATCATTATAGAGTAATTATACAGCCAAAACGAATAAATGTCAAGGGTTTTTTAGAAAAACCCTACTAAAATCATGGTTTTTAGCCAAAATTGGGGGTTTTCGCAAAAAAAAGACCCC